GGCTCCACGATCTCCTTTAGGACCGGTATCCCCTTTAGGGCCTTGTGGTAAGCATACAGTATACGGAGCAGAATGGTACATTTGTTCTTTTGCATGTTCATAGCGAACTTGACGTTTACGTTGAACGTCATCCGCTTTGCATTCGTATTCAAAAGCCATTTAATTTTCCTTTTTATTTGTTAACAAATTTAAAGCTTTGCGTAATTTTTGGTGCTTTCGGTTACCGAAAATCGCGCAGTTTTATATCAACCGGAAGAGGTTAATATAACTCGAAATGAGGACCATCAATGAAAGCTTTCTTTCCAAGCTTTCTTCGTTCCGCGGAGTACTCATTTACAAGATCTTTAGGGGATTTGCTGGTGTCGTTTAACACAGCCCAAGCACCACCCCAACGAACTCTAACACCAAGCTCTTTCGCTGCTGCGCTCACTGCTTCTACAATTGGGTAGAATTTTGCTAAATCCCATGAAAGGGGATATGGTGCCACGTCAACCGCATGACCAAAGCCATCTTCTTGCTTTAAGTGGTTGGATTTTAGTGTTTGAGTTAATTTTTTCGCTAATAATTCTTTTTGACGTTCTAGCGTTCTTACCCCTTCTGTAATGGAGAAGTCTTGGCTAGATTTTTGAATGGCAAGGTTCATCACTTTGACTAAATCTGGATGAACACCTTGCAATTTTTGAATTGAAGATTTGCCGAATTGGTAGGCCATTTGAGAATACCTCTTTGAGTTTTTATATGTTATTTTATATTTAAGTATTAGTTAATCAATTTAACCAGATTGCTAGATATTCAAAGTAATCGTATCAATGATATACTCTTTAGATCTTGGTTTGTACATATTGCCATACAAGGTAAATCCAAATTCCACCATTACTTCGTTATTCGAAAACTGGTCGATTTCTGGAGGTTCGAAGGTAACCGAATCTAGCTGTAAGCGAATACTGGATTCTTGTTGCTCTTCTACCATTTTGAAGGTATAGAATGGATTGAAGAAGCTCGCGACTTGCTCTACCAACATCATCGCATCGTTCATCCCGCGAGTAATCAAATTCAAACGAACCGCGATATTGTAAGGACTTGGGGCGCTCGTTACATACGCGAACGCGTTCTTATTCGTAAGACTCTGCATCGTTAGTTCGCGTTGGACCGCGACGTTTTTGTTGTTTTGACGATTCTGGTCATAAGTCATCGAATCGATAACTAAGCTTGCTCTTGGTAAAAAGTTAGTATTACCATTCATCAATTCAGAGAATTCATGCTCTTCGATGGTTAAGAGCTTTTCGCGGTTACCGTAAAACACCGGAAGTTTACGTTGATAAACTTTACCGTTAGCTAGATATTCCACTCTTAAGTTGCTGAAGAACGCTAACATCCCAGCCACATACTTACGTATAGTATTTGGATGTTGTTCGAGTTGCTCTTGCGTTTCTTGGGTTTCCGCATTAGCGGTTGTTTCCGAGTTTTGAGTGTTTGGTTGACCTAAACTCAAACCATTGTATTTCAATAATTCGATCGTAGTAGATTCCGCACCGATTTGGATTCGGGTATTGAAAGCATTCTTAGGTTTGGAAACCTTTTGAACGCAAAACTCGTTCTCACCGGATAATAGCTTATCGCGCTCTTGGTCCAATCGCTTAATTGCATTTTCCGCGTCTACGCGCTGATTTGCAAGATCCTGGTCAAACGTTTGTTCTGCGTAATTCCAGCTAGGCTCTAAGTTTGAATCACTTAGCTTTTTCTCAACCTTGAGATAGCTACGAGGGTTGCTAAGATTTTTCAGTTCCGGTTTATCGCAATCGTCTGATTCTGGTGCATCCCCCATACAATAGTCTTTGCATTCGATTTCAATTGTCATTTTGGACCTCTTAAACGATTGATGATATCCGCGGAGCTAATATGCGATTGATCTTCAATATTCAACACATTGGTAGTGTGCACAGTATGCGGAGTATTGGATTGATTGATCTTCGTCAAATTAACCAAGATAGTGGAAATTTCTTTATAAGATTGCATAAACAACTTAACACTTTCGATTTGGGCTTTGTTTAATTCGCTGTAAGCGGAAACTAACAAGGCGCGGGATTCCCCTTCGCTTAAGACCAATTCTTCCGTTACACTCTCCAATACTCTTCGAGAATTTTGAGTAGTCTCTCTAAGCATAGCTCTCATATAACAAAAGTCTTCGATCATCGCTTGGACATCTACGACGTCCGCAGCGATTTCTGTAACCGGGGCTAGGGATTTAGTTTCGGGTTCTTCTGCGTTTGCGGTGATTAGTTGCCCTTCGATCGGGGCGGATTTCGGAGTAACCAAATACGACTCAAGTTCTTCCGTGGTAGTTAAGATATCTTCCGAGATCTCAACATTCTTGGTAAGCTCTTGAGTAATTTTGTTCATCTTGTTGTTTAAGTGTTCAAATTTCTCTAAATTCATTCGATTTGGTTATGCTTATTATAATACAAATATTTATTAAAACAAAAACCTCAAAATTCTTTCGAACTTTGAGGTCTTTAAACTTTCGGTTACCGAAACTTACGAATTAATCGATGTTAATTGGATACCAATGGATGTATTCGCCCACTTCGCGAGGAGTCAACTCAAACTTATTGGATTGGGAAATCCCAAATCTGAAAAGATCCGATGGATCGATATCATAAGTTTCTCGTGGATCCTTTCCGTCAAAATGGAACGCTACAATATCCTTGAGGATATCCGATTTGTTGAAAACTAAATAATCCTTAATCTCAGGTTCTGTGAGCATTATAAGTGTTATTCCATTTTCTAAGCATCTTTGATATTTAAATTCGTGCTCTTCCTTTAGATCATGATGAGTAAAATCGCCATTAACCTCAATCGCTAGATTATGATCTGGAAAGAGGAAATCCAATTCCCTACATTTTCCGGTTACCGGATGTCTTAAGAATTCTGGCCTATGGTTGCGAATATATTCAACTTCAAGAGGTTGAACTATTTTAGACTCCACCAACATCTCTGTCCACGGATCATCTTTCGCTTTATGTATCCCGAAGAATTTGAGATTTTTGTATGCACTAAACGGGTAGTTTTCGAATGCGAACGCTTTTGCTTCGCTGATAATTTCTTGATCATTTGGATTTGCTTCGAGTTTTGATTTATACTCGTTTCTCTTGGAGATCCTAGCGATCGCTACCTCATCTGGGACTGAACCATTACCAGTTACGGACGAAAGACATCCCGCATTTTCAACACCATATCGTTCGAGAGTTGTAGCTTTGATCTTGTATTTGATTTCTGGTGATTTGAATGGGTTATCAACCCCGTATCGCTCTATGTTAGTTTCATTAACCTTGCGCATAATCTCTGGGGATTGTAATGGGAACTCAGCTCCATATCGTTCCAGGTTAGTTTCAATCATCTTTTGGCGAACTTCAACACTACATGTTGGTGCATTTCCACCGTATCGTTTTTGGTTAGTTGCAATAGCCCTTTCCCGGATTTCTGGTAATTGCATGGGATTTTCCACACCGTATCGTTCTAAACAGGTTTGTTTAAATTTTTCAGCCCTGGATAGTCGGGAAGGACTATCAACACCGTATCGTTCAAGGTTAGTTGCTTTAACCTTTGCCTTTACCTTAGGTGATTTGGTTGGTCTATCGAAACCGTAGCGTTCTAAGTTCGTCGCTTTAGTCTTCGCTTGGATTTCTGGCGATTGCGTTGGTACTTCTACCCCGTATTTCATTAGGTTAGTAGCCACAACTTTAGCTCTGATATCTGGTGATTGTTGTGGATGTCTAACACCGTAGCGTTCCAAGCTGGTTTGTGCCCGCCTTTCATTTATCTTATCCGACCATAACTCTAAAACCTCTTTGAATGATAGAGTTTTGAGCTCAGCTCTTTTGAACGCGCTCATTAAGTCGTCGGGAACTAACCCAAACGCGTAGGAAACCTCCGGTACGTAAATTTCACCGGAGATATAGAGTTTATGTATTTCTGATAAGAGATCTTTGTTGTTTGGGGTTCGCTTGGATTCAAACCCCGTCTGATTATAGTCTCCATTCTTCAAAGAAATCTTGTAGTTATTCGCTAACGCGAACTCCAACAATTCTTTTGTGATTGGGATATTCTCTGACAATAAATTCCCTTGCTCCTTCAACATTTATGCCCCTTATTGTGCGTTATTGGTCTAATCGAAATCAGCTATAGGGTATCGACTATAAAGTGAATCAAAACCACCAATGTAGACATTATTCAGCAAAATTACCGGAACGGTACGAACCGGATGATTTGCTACTTTTGATAACTCTTCAGCCGTCCAGCCCAATTCCTGATAGTTGATGTATTGCACATCGCGGAAGTAACCTTGTTCTTCCAGCATGCTGGCTAATTTTTTGGCTTTTTCACAATATGGGCAGCCTGGGCGACCGTAAATTACTAATGACATTGAATATTTCCTTTGTTAAGTAAAAATGTAAAGTATTTATAAAATCTGCATCTTCGCTTCAATTCCCAACGAGTTTCTGGCGAGGAATCGCGCGATGTGACCAATGCAATCTATTTGATCCCGGAACTCTTTAATGGGTGAAAGCACTTTCCCACCGGGGAATTCTGGTGAACTGAATTCTTGGTAAATGATGTAACTTGGATGAATCTTACCAGAAGGTTTCACCCAAAATAAAGTATTGTTTTCTGTTCTACGAGGATCGTAGAATCTTAAATCGCTGTTGGGGAAGATCACGTCGATCTCCGCTTCGATGTATTCCGCATATTCTGTCATATTTGCTCCTATGTTAAATTCGGCTAACCCAAAACTTTCTCAGTTAATACCATAAAATTGCAAGATTTCGCTTTCGCGAAGTTTCTTGCCGCTTCCCATTTCGCTTGGTTTACTAAGTAAGTATTGAGCTTAGCCCCGTAACGTTTATCATTCTTTCTGGGCATCTTGGTTTCGCTAGAGGATTTGATTTCTACGATGAAGATGTCGCCGGTAACGAACTTCAACCAAATATCCGGGAAGTATCTATGAACCTTCCCGTCTACGGGGCTCAAATAGGGAATGTGGAATGGCTCTAAACTCCACTCCTCAATCTTTGGGTTATGGTCACAGTATTTGAAAGCTTTGAGTTCCAACCCAGATTTGTAAAGAACACAGAGATTACCTTCTATAATCTTCGTGCTCTTCATATGATCATCTATCGGTAACTTAAACTTCTCGGGATGCGTTAACCGATAATATCCTTGCTTAGGTTTCTTCATTCGTTTATATTATTAGATTTCGTTTAAAATGTCTACTAAATCTTTCAAACTGATACCAAATTCTTGAGTATTTTGTTTCTTACATTTAGCGCATTTAAACTTGGTTTCGAAAAGAACCCCAAACATCTTCTCCCCGAATAATTTAGCTACCGCGAGAAAGTCGACTAATCTCATTTTTAGAATATCAAAATCATCACCTTGATTATGTGCATCCAACCACTGTAACATAAACATTCCGATACTAGCAGTCGGAGAATCGATATGGCCAACATCTTGGATGATTTCGGGACGAACAAATTCGAAGATATAATGCTTAGCATCTTTTCCGGTATATTCGATAAAGAATCGCTCTTTCGAACTAGAGGATGTTTTCATCACTTTGGCCAATTCAACGGCAATTGGGTTTTCATGACCACAATGCTCGCATTCGAAATTTAGCGGAGCTACCACTTCGAGGTCTTGCATAGCATTCAACAAAACATAGATTTGTTCTGGTTGGGATAAACGCTTACCTTCTTCTCCGAAGACTTTAGCAATCAAAGATTCTTCTGTAAACGGTTCATTTCCCTTTTGGATAAAGAATCCAAGATCTAATTCAAATTTCGGTAACGCGAATTCTACATCTGCTGGTAATTTTGATTCTGCCGGTTTAGATTCTCCGGCAATCGGAGCGGTCGCTTTAGCGAAATCTCCAAGTCTTGCAGGTTTTGCCATTTTAATCTCCTTAATGATATGGTTTAACTAAATTCAAAGTAAGTAACATATTAGGACCAGCAATACTTAATTTTGAGCTCCAAATTAGGAACAATCCGGATTGCCAGAAATCCCCGTCTGCTGGTAAGTTTGGATCTTCAACGCGAGCATTCTCAAAATAACTTACCGGGATCGCGGTCATTGGAACCACCGCTTTCGCAGATCCAGGAATTACAATGGTAATAGGAACTAACTTAATCTTATTCGCATAGCTTTGCTGCATACGATAGTACATATAACGCGGATGCGTAATATTTTGGGTGACCAAGTTCCACGGAGCTCCGTATTCTGCTCTTGGGGTTTCATTTTGTTTAATCAAACCATCCGATACCGGATATGGGTTAATCACCGCAGCATCAAAATAAACACCGGGATAAGTTTCTGCTTTAGTTAAACCGATATCATTAGGATCTACCGCTTCCCCGGAAGTTTCCGTCCATTTGAAAGGTTTCTTCACCGCAGTATAATACGTATGCTCTTTCTTCGCTTCTGTACTTAAATCCGGGTTAATTTCCCCTGCAAATTCTTGAATTTTCCAAGGCAGGTCACTTTCAATTTGTTTACCAAAGGTAAAAGTATGTTGTTGCCAACCTTTATTGGTGTTGTCAAATTTTGCGTAGATATTATCTTGCACATAATCCGGATAGTTTTGACTAATCGCATCTAAGTGCACAATATCACTCCAGTTAACCGCAACAATGCCGCCATCTTGAGGATTGGCATACAACAAGAAATTGTCTTTTGCCAGTTCTTCAACTAAGTAGCTCAACGTTGGACCATTAATCGGAGTGCAAAAGTTCTCCCAGAATACTCCGCGCTCGCTTGTAGGAACGCCAGAATAAGCTTTGAATGGAATGTTATGAGCTTTGAAGAACTCTTCCGTAATTTCTAAGATAGTTTTCTTCTCAAAACACTTCCACCAAATCACTTTATGTAGGTGAACCCAATGCTCTTTATCAAAGCCTAGGGTTACCATTGTGGTTTTCTTACCGTGCTGGTGAGTCATTGAGGTGATTACTCCCGTATACGGGCGCTCTCCCGATTTGAAATCCTGCAACATAAACACAATCTTTTTACCTACCGGATTGAATTGCATCCCGGTAGCATCCAAGGTTCGGAAAGCTTGTGAAGTAATGGTAATCTGCCCAGGTTCCCCAAGAATTCCGACCCCGGAAAATAGGGAAGTTTGGATGATGTGGTCGACAATGATCGGTTTATCATTGATTTCGACCCCAAAGAAATCCGCTTTCCCGTGTAATGTTTGAACAATTGACATCTAATAAAGCTCCTTTAATAAGAGAATTAATTATATGTAATGTTAGATTTCTTAACAAAGATTTCCACGATGTCATTGTTAGTAGGAATATTCGCGTAAGCGAAACCATCCTTACGCCAAGTACAAGAAAGATATTCGCTTGGGGTAATAATGAAACCATCGTAACGATATTCCGCGTTTTCCAAAACTCGGGAAATCACCGCAATTCGACCATCGCGAAGTTTTACCAAATCGAAAGGTTTACGATCATTCCAATACCAAGTATCGTACGGGACAGAAACAAAATCTAACCGTTCTGGTTCTTTATGCAACAAACGATCTTGCATATTGAAAGTCCAATCTGGGTAACCATCTTCATTGAAAGTAGTAATCGCATTGTTGGCTGGATCTAACACAAAGATTCCGTTTTGGGCAATATCCACCACCATTGCGTCACGCAATTCATCTTTCTCGGCATTGTAGATTGGATAGATTTGAAATTTTAAGTATTCTTTAGTTTCTGGTTCGAATTCTACACCTTCGGCGTCGTCTTCTAATTCTAAAATGATTTCCATTATGATCTCCTATAATCGCTATATTCGCTATGATTTTGAACAATAGATATTTTTTAATTAGATGTATTATAATACAATACATAACATTAATCAACACATTCAATTAAGGAGCAAAAAGATGCCATCAAGCACTAATTCTAACGTAGCGGCAAACACCGGAAATACTAATACCGGAAATACTAATACCGGAAACGCAGGGGGCAAAGCCGATAAGCCGGTAATGGATGATAAAGTCAAAGAGGCTTTTAAATTCGCCGCCGAAGAGCTCGGAATGAAAATCAAATTTGAAGGGGTCTACGTAGTCATCGATTCCGAATGCCCTCCAGGAACGGAAGATCAACTCAAAAAAGTCGAGGAAGAGTGTAAGGAAGCTGAGGAGGCTACTGGAAACTCTTAAACTATTAAGGTTTGTAAAATCTCCAAAATCTTCGCTTATGCGATAACTTGGAGATTTTTTATTTTGAACCTTCAAAGTTTTGGTGACCAAAACTCATCAACTCTGTTTTCAAAAGTTTTTCGAGCATAAAAAATCTCGAAGTTTTCGATTATACCTGGTATGGTAAGTTTCGATTATTTCGAGATTTTTATTATGATTTGTTTATATTAAAAATAAACTAACTTAGCATTTAGTCCAACGTCTGCATGCAGTTCGGGCCATATCGTAATAGCTGTTACCAGAAGTTCCGTTACCATCCACCGCTTTCAAGTTCTTAGATCCTGCCGGTCCTAATAAGTGCGCTGCCGCCACTACCCCAGCTTTATCACAACTGGATTTAGATCCGGTAAATCGGCTTCCAAGATATTGGATTTGCTTGTTGGTGTAAGCCGCAAAAGCATTATGCTGTAATTGACGATCGTTTAAGAATTTAGATTTTGATAAACCATTCTTCCAGTTTGCAGGGTTATCTAAACCTCGGTTGTTGGTACCTGGTTTAACTAATCCAGCTTCAATCAACGCGGCTGCCCCCATTTGGAATTCACCTATGAAACCATCAGGGTTCTCCGCAGAAACATTAAATGTACTTTCGGAAGAAGCCATTACTTTCGCATAAGCGGTGGATTGTTCCATTGTCATCCCATTTATAGAAGGTCCCAAATAAGTCCAACCCGGTTTGTTCTCGGCTTGTTTGATCACGCGCATCGCGCGTTTATCTGGAGTAGTAGCATTTGGATCACATCCTTTGTCTACCGTATTCGCTTGTGTTTCATCGTTAGGAGCGTTAGCCTCTTCACAATTTCCATCATGCGGAACCGCTTGAACCCCAAGACCGCAAACCATTTGAATTGGAACTTCTTTACCGGAAGCTTTCAAACATTGGTAACGTTCCGGAGACATTTTAGTTTCACAAACTTTAAACGGTTCTTTGGTGCCGTTACGGTCAATATAGATGTTTTTAGCTTCATCTACTAACTTAGCCATTTCCTCTTCTAAAGTGCTAAGATCGTTTTGAGGAGGCAAGTCTTTATTACAAGAAGTATTACCTTTATCATCCGTTTGAGGTTTACACTCTTTATTCTTCTTGTTTTGGGAATTGAAAGTTCCGTTAAATTTAGAACCTGGGCTGCTACAATAACATAGGTTAGGGGCGAATACCCCTTGAGCGGTAAGATGACCGTTTACGGTAACATTACTATCAATGATAGTTTCACACTTGTCTAAAGTAATCTTAGCACAACCTGAAGAAAGAACCAGTTTGCCATCACATTCCATTACGATTTCCGGACCGCAAGGAGTTCCCAAACGGATTCTTCGGTTAGCATCATCTAAGTGAAGCTCGAAGCCATTCGGAGTTTTGATATGAACTTGCGGATTGGCATCATCCATTTTGAATGAGTTACCCGCAGGAGTATTAAACATCCAAACTTTTCCGTAGTTATCCCCTTTGGCATCTGGATTGAAATCGCTGTTTTCAGGACTTACATCTCCTGGACTATCGGTATCGTGCCCCACGAAGACCCCAACGATTACAGGGCACTGTATATCTTGCTGTTCAAATTGAACCCAGACCGTGGTGCCCACTTGAATTACACCACTATAACCATAACCGCGATTTGTTGCGAAAGCGGTGGAGCCAGCCGTTTCCGCCCAAGGGAGGTTGTCATCTGGAGATTCGTGCATCCCCCAGACGTAAACCCTACATCGCCCCCTCTGCATAGGATCCTGGTTATCAATAACCGTACCTCTTAATAATGACATTCTAAAATAACTCCTATCTTAAACAAAACTTAACGTTTAATATTTAATTGATGATTTTATTATAATAAACATACTCAAAATTTTTTCAGAGTTGCAGAGTATGGAGAAGTCGGTAACCGAAACTCAAAAGTTTCAAAATAAAAAAAAATCTCGATATCTTCGAAACTTACACTATAGTGTGCAATCGAGAATTTCGAGATTTTTAATTTGATTGTTGTTTATTATAATAAAACATACAATAAAACATACAATAAAAATATTCGAATACTCACTTGCGGTGATGTTTCGAAAACTTTTTTTTTAACCCTCAAAGTTTCGGTTACCAAAACTCGAAAAGTTCAAAATAAAAAAGCGAGAATACCAGACTCCAACAAAGTTGGAATCATAATGGTAATTCTCGCAATACTCAGGAGGTATTCTTTTTACGCTGTTTAGATGATGTATAAACTACACATCAATTACACGTCATCTGGAATTTCTTTAACTTGTAAGAAATCTCTTACCGGATCGTAAGTAATCTCATCCCCATCGATCTTCTCTAATCGAACTAATCGATTCCATCGAGCAATTCGCATAGCCGGAGTCATCCAGTCATTCCGACGATCGTCGGTATCTGGGAGATATAATTGATCACAAACTATTTTGTTCTCTAAATAATCTTCCGCTCTGGCTCCAAGTTTAATCAATTCATCAATTTGCGGTTTGGTTAAATTATCGAATTTCTTAACCCAGTTGGCATCCGGAAGCGGTAACAATCCTTTACGAGCTTGTTTTACGATGAACGCCGCATCTTCCATTTTCTTAACTTGATTCAATCCGTGTTTAACTAATTCATCAAAGTCAAAAGTTACCGGAACATCAGTAGGTTCATAATCTAAATGCCATTGTTGTTCTTTCAATGTCGGATCAAACAATTCTTCTTCACGTCGTTTAGCTTCAAATTCTTCACGACGATTGTGGAATTCTTCCCCAAAGACCTCTTTATGTTGAGCTCTGTTAGCTGGTTGTAATTCATTGCTGAACATCGCTAAATCTTCTAAGCCTGCTTTTCTTCGCGCATCGCGAATTTTCTTTTGCTCTTCCAATTTGATGAACTCTTCTTCTGCTCGAGGGGCTCCAAAACTTGCGAAAACAGCTTGCTGTTCGATCATATTGTCTAAATGCCCGCGACCAGTTTGTTTATCATGTTCATAACGTGCATCGAATTTTTTAGTCATATTGTTCAACAAAGTTTGTTGACGTTGTTCGCGATCTTTTCCGACTTCTTTGGTTTCTTCTTGAGCGCGTTCTAACTTATCCAAAGCTTCGGTAAGTTTTGAAGAACCTAAAGCCCATTGACGCATAACACCCTCAACCCAACGATCTTCTTGAGTTTTCTTCTGATATTGTTGACGCCATTTGATTGCTTTCTTAAACAAGCCAACTTCTAAACCTTGATCTTTGAATTCCAATTCAAGCTCTTTTTGCTCAGTTTTGAGTTGTTGCATTCTTGTTTGAATGTTCATCCAGCGTTCCGCGAACTCATCAAAAGATTGTTTAGCTTCTCTTTCTTGTTCAAGAACTTGACTTACGGTTTGACCTTCTTCATTAACCCCAAATTCATTAAAGGTAGTCATAGCGTGCTGACTTGGAATTTTGTTACCAAGATCATCAATGGTGTAGAATGGTTGATCGAACTGAGAACTGTTGATCTCTACAGATGGGGCTTTGCCGTGTGTAAACACAAGATCTTCCAATTCGCGAGCTTCCGGGTCTTTTGCCAGTTGCTCTTCGCTAAAGAAAGTATTCTTAGTATGAAGATCATGTACCGGAACTACTTTAGGTTTTAGTAATTCCGGATCTTTAACATTTGGAAGATCCAAATCGTGTAAGTCTTGAAGGTCTGTCATTCGTTGCTCCTAAGCCTCTAAGCTTTATAATTTTGATTTGATGTAAATTTTTGCTTGAATAGATGATTTAATATTATAACTAAATTCATCCAAATTTCCTAACTGAACAATATCATTATAATCTTTAATCCCGGAAAGGTCAACATTTTTTGATAAAAATTCTAAAACTTTCCAATGTTGTGTTCTTGGATTGTTGAGATGAGCTAGCATACCTTTATAACCGGCAGAATCTCGGTCAAAGCACATTACTACTTCGAAATCTTTCAAAGCTTCTTGCATTTCCGCTGACGCGGCAACTCCCAAGCAAGCCCCAACATTTTTGAAACCAAAGAGTTCTCTTAAACTCAACGCATCGAAAATACTTTCTGCTAAGTAAACTGGTTCATCCTCACCCGGTTCTGCTCGGATATCCAACCAAAACTTTTGAACGGTATCATCTACCAACCAGATGTAGAATCTTTTCTCTTGCAAAAAACGAATCCAAACACCTTGCAATACCCCATTTCGATTACGCATTGGAATTACAATAGAATCTGGAACCTGATATTCCTTACCTCGATAGCAAAACGATCCTTCGAAGTCATAAGCTTCCAAATCCACCGACAATCCGCGAGATTTCAGATATTCTCCGGCAGGAGAGTTTTCGGTTACGCGATTTTGCAACAAAGGACTAAACTTTGATCTTTGGATCATTAACCGGAGGTTATGTTTGAACTCTGCTAATTTTTGACTGATATCCATTATTTGATTAGCCCTAATTTACGGAAATGTTCCAACGTTTTGTGAAAGGTATCTTCCAATTGGGTTGTTTTGGTAATATCGATACCTTCTTCGTATCCTTGCATTAACCAATAGAACGCCACGCGCTGAGACTCGTCCATTTTGGATGGCTTAACATCTAAAGCGATCTCTGCTAAAACAAACTCTTCATCCAAAATAGGCTCGTACACGAACATGGTTACCACACCGCGATCTTCGCTTAAACATAATTCCGCATCATGCGTTACCCGCAAAATTCCGTGGTTCCATTTAACGTCTAAAGTTCTAACACCTTCCGGTTTGTAAGTAGTGATATTTGAATAAGCCATTTTGAATCTCCTGCGATTAACTTAATGTTTGTATTATAATAGAACTAAAATTTAAAATCAACCCCTTTTGAAAAAAAATTTTTTGAACGTGTAAAGTTTTGGTTACCAAAACTTGAAAGTTTCGATTTCAAAGTTTTTGAGCATAAAAAATCTCCGCATCGGCGGAGATTTTATTATAATAACGCAATGTAAACTAAATTAAATGCTATCTAATAAGCTATCTAAATCGTTAGATTGTTCTTTGTGAAGAATTTGAGCTTCGGTTAATCCGGTAGCGTCTACTACCTCTGCAGATTTTGCGCCTTGCGCAGTTGCCGGAGTATCACGGAACATTACGTAATTTAACTTCTCTTGCAATTCTTCATAAGATTTGTAAGCTTCCGGTTTTAAGAAGTCATCTAAAGGATAGCAATTTTCCTTGATAAAGGTAACTGCTTCTTCTTTAGAATCAAACACCGAAGTCACGGCATCCACTACGGAAGATTTTGAATAGCCGAGGAACCCAGTAGACTCTTTCGCCGAAACCAATTTGAAATTGTGACCTTGTAAAGGATTGAATAAAGCTTTTGGTTCTGCCCCTAATGCGCGGTCCGCGTCAGATGGGAACATTGCGTTTTCTAACATTTGTTTAAGACTCTGGGACATGTCTAGTAAGAAAACTTTTCCCTCATTCTCAGGAGTCGCCGGATCCTTGATCACTAGAATATTTGCATAATAACGCGTTTGACGCGCGAATTTGCGAGCTTCTTCTTTCTTACCTTGTTGCCATAAATCAGCCCAAGCTTTGTGGAATGGATCTGGTTGGTTAATGTTTTGTGGAGATAACTCAGAAACCCAACGACGATCGTTACCTTTCTGGTTGTTTACATTAATTTTCCAAATCTGTTGCAAAAGGGACATTTTTGGGTCTGGTAAGAATCGGATGATCGCCGCACCGTTACCATTTTCATCACGTTTTAATTTGTAAAAACGGTTGTCTACGTTATCGGTTTTCTTTTCACCGAAAACGTCAGCTGGGTTTGATGCTAATTTGTCAAAATCGAATGATTGAATGTCCATAGAATTTTCCTCTTATTGGATTAATTGAATTGTTTGCGTAATTGAATTAAATTACAAGATTATAATATAATCACTTCTGTAATTTGTCTACTAATTTTGCTAAATTTTTTACAATCATCCGCCCCGCGGAATGATTGTAGTATTTAACTTACCAGCTTACTCGCAACCTTCAGTACAGTGAAGATATTCACAGAGCTCCAAAAATTTGGAGTTGTGTTTATAAACAGGATTCCAAAATCTGGATTTTTCAATCCACTCTTTCGGTAACTTATCCTTTGTGTTATTATAATCGCTAACCGGAATACCTTCAAACATTTTGTTAAAAATATTCAGTTTTTGGCTCAAACCAAAGTTTGCCTGTCTTACTAGATCCTCCATACAAAGTTCATAACCTTCTAATCTTTTCGTAATGCGATAGAATTTCTCAAAGTTTAAGAATGAATCAATGTCTTTAAGATCTATCGAATCTCTTACTTTCTGAGATTTCTCTCCAAAAATTTCAAGCTTTTGCGTCTCCGCAAATTCCTTGATATTTTGGTAATTGGTTAAGCTTAGGTTACATTTAGTTTTCGAGTTGATCGAAGTAACCGAATTGAAGTTCAAGCTGCACAGTCTCGCAAAAGTTTTGCTACTATCAATGTTCCAAAGCTTACGGTGATATTTCAAAATCGCTAAGAATCTCCCTACCGGAGACAACGAGCGATCCCCATCCTCATTGAATACCACACCACTGATAGTATCGTTTCCTTGCAGGATGTTGAACTTCTCTTCTTCTAAACTAGGAACGAAGTTTTTCGTAACGCGTTTTATAAAACATTCAATACTTCCAGAATTTCGACTGCGTCGAATCATTTGAATACTTTGAATAACCGGAATAACGTTACCCGGATCATAATGATAATGAGATCCTCTCAAACCCATTACATTCACCCCTACGCTTACGCTAGGGCTATACACAATAGCTCCAAGCTTCGCTAGCTTATAATCTTCTAAAATCTGGTTTCTTACTTCCATTGAGGTTCCCGAGTTGATCAAACCTACTGAGACCCCTGCAGATTCTAAGAAATGCTTAATGCTTAAACCCGCTGATACGCTAACGCAGCTTACTACTAAACCGCCAGCTCGATTGTTTATGATAGATTGCAAGAATGAGCTAACATCCTTGTGAATAATTACATTCGTTGGATCCTTGGTTTCGTTACTTACCCAAATCACATTTTTGAACTTGGTAGGAATCAAATCTAACGCGATCTTCTCCATAAAAGCGTCGCAAATCATCATACTCCGAGATTTGTTCATTAAAGCCAACATCTTCGAAAGGTTATGTTCCCGGTTGCTGGCAATACTGGAAGTAATGTGTTCACACAAAGTCATAAACTCGTCAATGATGATAGTATCAAAATGATTCACTTTAGTATCGATTTTGTATAAACTATCAAATTGACAGATGAATAATCTGGTATTGTTTTCTAACTTATGTTTATTATAAACCCTAACTCCGTCTTCTTTGAAACGCTCATAGAATTCATCCGCTAACGAAACTCGAGGAGTAATAATCAAGCAAGAATTTGACTTATTCATAAAATCTCGGATTACTCGTGTTTTTCCGGAACCCATTGGAGATCTAAGAACTAAACAACCTTCGTTACTAATACAAGAATTGATCTCTGCGTTCAAATTTGCCGAATCCAAGGATCCAAGTTCTACACTCTTGTTTTCATAGATGCGTTCTTTGTTGCCCCAATCTAAAAGTTCCTTAACTGGAATGCTAGATCTGAAATTTTCAATTTTATAACGACGCTTAAATTCTTTTTGAATATCTACTCGCTCACCGGTAATTACGTTAGTGATTTGAAATGGATTGCTATCAAAGAATACAAAATCTCCCATCTGCTCGTTGACGAGAATAACGGATTCTTTGTATTCATCTCTTACCTCGAATCCAAGCTCTTTGAATAATCCCAAACATACTTGGCGAATATCCGGCGTAAACTGCCAGCACATCGCATCTTTGAATTCGTCCAGATTGAAAAGAAATCCGTCTTCATTGCAAGTTAAGATTCCGTTATGACCGCTTGCGGTAATCTGGGCTTTTCGGTAGAGACTCGTATTGATCTTAGCCAGCTTCGGATCTAATAGTTTCGCTAATTTTTTAGTATCCTGCAAAATTTTAGATCTTGTTGAGCTAGGTATGCAAAGCACAATTCTAAAATTAAAACTAAACAAATCATCCGAAGATTTTGTCTTAAAAGACACATGTCGGAATGGTTTGAATCTTTGCAAAATCAAATCTCTCGAATCTTTATCCTGCACATCATTAAAATCCAAGATCATATACTCGCTAGAGTCTGCGATGTGACGTTCTAAAAAGGCAGATTTTCTCGAGGATTGCTTTGAACATCTTAATGGAAAGTTTAAGATATAGTACTTTTTGAAGAGCCCTGCTACCTCTCGCATCCCGAAGATTTCTTTGTTTTCAAATTCGAAGATCTTCGGATCTTCCAACGTACTGGTTGGAAACTTGGTATTGGAGGTGGCGGAGTGTACAATAGTGAAAATCATAGAAAGTATCGCTCCTTAATAACAATGTAAGTATTTTAATATAATAATGTATAGATTTCAATAAAATGTGGTAGGATTCTATAAATAATTATACGCGTAAAAACTAAGGAAACATTATAATGGCAGAAAACACCGAAAAAGTGGAAAACACCGCGGTAGCGGAAACTCCAGCGACTCCAGCGACTCCTGCAGTTCGAACTTTCGAAGTTCCTGGAGACTTCGTCATCGAAGACATCTACACTAAACCACAAGACAAAAACGAAAAATTGATCAATGATGTTGGTCAACTCATCTTTGAAACCTTCGGCAAACGAAAAGAAGAAAAGAAAGAAAAGCCAGCTAAGATCCTAAAATCAGATGATCAAATCGATTTGAGATTGGCTCAACTTGGAATTGACAACAATTTCAAAATGTGTAAAGATAAAGATGGTAAGTTAAGTTACCGCTCTCATACTTTCCATATTAGTTGTAAAACCGAGTAAAAAATTTTTCGAACCTTTCGAGTTTCGGTCACCGAAACTTTAACATTTCAAAAATAAAAAAATCTCCAAGTTATCGCTTCCACGAAGATTTGGAGATTTTTATTATGTTTATAATATTACATCTTACAGTTTGACGCTATCGTTCTTAAACAAAGAATCAAACCAATTTCCAGAAGGTAACAAAGAATCTAAGTCATCCAAACCGGAAAGATCTAAATCTGGTAACTTCAAATCCATATCTTCATCGATAGGATTTTGATCTTTGAGTTTACTCAAATCCAAAGATTGTTCGACTTTGTCTAAGTCGTTATTGTTTGGCTTAACATCAAAAGATTTGAACATTTCGTTAATCGAAGATCTCAAATTTTGAATACCTTTGCGAGATAATTCTTCCATCGTCGATCTCCTTAGTTACCCAAAATTGAACCTAACGCAGCCGCGCCGTTCTTATCCGCTTTCTCTTGAGCTTTCTTAACTTCTTCCGCTTTCTTAACTTCTTCGGCTTTCTTACGATAAGATTCGGCATCTTTCTTAGCGGCTTCCGCTTCTTTAGCTAATTTTTGAGCTTTGTTATACTCTTCTTCGACTTTCTTACGGGCTTGATCTTTCTGCTCTTTAGTAAGAGTTTTAGAAGCTTCCACTTCTTTCAATTTCTCTTTGAGCTCTTTAACCTTTTCTTGTTGCTCTTTAGCTTCTTTGGCTTTGGTTCTCGCGGTTCCGCGGGCTTTCTCTTCTTCCGGGGAGATAGAGCCAACAGCAGATTCTAACCAATCGGTTACTCCACCTAAGGTATCCCCTAAAGTTTCCATCGCATAATCGGTTACTTTGCTTACGTATTCTCCGACTACTTCGCTTGCGGCATCAATTACCGTTGCGGTAGCTCCGGCTAACGCGGCGTCTTTCATTCGGTCACCAAGATTATCAAAGTTCCCGGTAGCGATAGAATCCACTAATACACTGCCGGCAGAGTTCACGGCATTGCTTACTGTATCAGCGACTAAGTTGCCGGTATAATCCCCAAAGATCCCGCCCACGGCGCCACCTAGGTTATTACCAATAGCACTTGAAAGACCACCGATGGCCCCAC